CTCTGGCTCTGGCTCTGGCAGAATATTATCCGGAATTTCCCCGGCATAACCTTTCTGTATCAGTTCGCGACCGTGTAATTCTGACGTTTCAATTTCTTCACCTTCCACAACGACACGGTGTCCGAAATAAAATGCCCGGAGTACAGTCATTTTCATCATATTTTCCTTACGAAAAAGCGGCCCGCAGGCCGCCTGTTTTCCGATAGTTATTCACCAGCACCGGCTACGGTGAAATCACCATAGACAAAGGCTTCCGGGCGTTTTACTGCCAGGGCAAGGCGCTCTTCACAACGTATTGAGATCATGTTTTTCTCAAAATCGTCGGCGTTTTCAGTGGAGATCACCACGTTGGTTTCTTCACGGTCAAACAACTGAGCACCGGCATTAAACGCCCCTGTCAGGAACTTACCTTTGAATGCAGCCGTTTCTGTTGCCACGACCGGCAATCCCCACAGTGTAGGGCCGGTAAGTGAGGCCGGATTGGCAAGGATGTAGCGCCCCAGCGAATCCTTGGTCAGTTCGATTTTCGCCCAGTCAATAAAGTGCAGGACATGCCCGGATGCCGGGAAGCGCGCCAGCTGAGACTGCAGCATTGCCAGGCGCAGATCATCAATACCATTCTGTTTTTCAACACTGAATTCAGGTTTGTATTTCGATGCCTGCGGGATAATGCCGTGCAGATGCGCCCCGGAGCCGTCACCGAACAAAATTTCCTGTTCTTCAACAAACTTCAGGCCGTAACGCATTTCAGCATCCACCAGTGACTGTAGTTGTGAAAAGTCATCCAGGATCTGCTTGGATGCTTTAAACATGTGAGCAACAGTGGTTACCGGGGTGATTTTGGTTGCAAACTCAATATCGCTGTAAGGCTTGGTGGTATTTTCCGGAACCACTGCTGCCTTATTGGTAAATCCGGTCTGCTGAACCCAAAAGATTGCCGGTGACTGCGTTTTTCCCGGAGCAATCAAATCACGGATAAATAACCGTTGTTTTGGTGCCACATCAACACCCGGCAGACGGTGAGGCTCAACAACACCTTCGGCAACGCCGGTTGAAATCAGCGCCGCCTGTACCGGTACAGAAATGCGTTTATTCCCCTGGATGCTGGAGTTAATATCTTTCAGCACTTCTGCCGAAATCAGTTGCTGACCAAAAGATTGCGCGGCTTTCAGGGCACTCTGAAGAGGCATCTGGGCAATGTGCTGTTCCAGTTCCCCCATCGCGGATTTAATGGTTTTTTCGGCTTCGCGCAGCGCGTTAAGCTCCAGCGCCATTTTATCAACAGCCTCTTTTGTCTCTGCACTGAGTCCGCCCGCTTTTTGTGCTTCTGTCAGTGCGCTCTCCGCCTTGGCATTAAAGTCGCTGTTTGCTTTTTCAATCTGCGCTTTCAGGCTTTTCAGTAATTCGTTTGTATCAGACATAATGTCTCCAGTAATTAACGTGCCGGAGTAAAGGCTCTTACCGCCTCTTCCAGTTCAGATAAGGTTTGTGGATTTATTTCAGCGGCAGCGCATGGCGTACCTTCAGGGTCGGAAGCAGCGCCCGGCATACTTCCCGTTAAAGCAGAAATCAGTTTCCGGCGCTCAGAGCGCGGTGTGTTTGTTTTTGCCAGCAGCGCATCAATTTTTCTGACAGCGGCCTGCGGGGTTTCGTCACCGTTATCGATAGCGTCCGCTGCCAGAAGACCATCGGCAAACCCGTTATCAATGGCATCGCTGCTGCCGATATAGGTTTCTTCATCCATCATCCGGCAGATATCTTTTTCATCCTGTCCGGTTCTGGCCATATAGATACCCGCCATGGCTTTATCAAACGGCTCAAGATCAGCGGCCAGTTTTGCAAAATCATGTCGGTTACCCATGCTGATAGCCCAGCAGTTATGAATCATCAGAAACGCGCCCCGGCCCATCAGAATTTCATCTCCGGCCATCGCGATTATTGATGCTGCTGACGCGGCGATACCCAGGACATTGACGGTGACATGACCATTGTGTGCCCTGAGCAGGTTGTAAATAGCCAGGCCCTCGAACATGTCACCGCCGGGGCTGTTAATGTTTACCACCACATCATTGTCACCGATAACCCGCAGCGCTGCGGCAATCCGCTTTGCGGAAACACCATCACCCCACATATCGGCACCGATCACATCAAGAATGGAAATAGTGTTATCAGCGCTGGCGGCTTTTATGCCGCTGTTCCAGTTTTCCAGCGCTTTCGGTTTCAGTTCATAATTAACTGACGCGCAGGGGCGACCCTCCGGCGCTGCCGGCAGGTTACTTTTTTTCATAAAATTTACTCCCCGGAATGAGGTGATTGCGTGGATTGTTGTTGCGGACCCGCTGCGGCAGAAGATGATTCAGGGAAAAGCCAGTTCGCTATTCCTGCCCGCAGTTTTTCTGATTCATTTTTTCCGTTGTCTTTACCGAGCTGATCGATCGGGGTCAGGTTAAGCTGGACAGTATAAATATCACCACCATCAATCGGCGGAAGATTTTCAAGGCGGCGGACATCATTGCGGCTCATCCATCCGTTTTGCAGTGATGTTGTGTAGTAAGCTGAACGCCCCGCGCTGTCTGCCCTGAGTAACCCCTCAACAGAGAATTCAGCATAATAATCATCGTCATCATTCAGCAGGCAACGGCTGATTTCCTGTTCGATATTTACCAGCAGCGGACGCAGTGTATTGGTCAGAAACTGCATATTCATTCCTTCCACACTTGACGCCCAACTGCTCTGTTTATCCATGTGACCAACCATGAACGGCGGCACGCGGAACCAGCGGCAAATCTCCTCTATGCTGAAGGTCCGGCTTTCCAGCATCTGAGCGGCCTCCGGGTTCATGGTGACATTGTTGTATTTCATGCCCCCTTCAAGCACCATAATTTTCCCGGCATTTTTCGAGCCGACAAATGCCTCAATATATTTTCTGATCCGCCCGCGCTGATCATCGTTCAGCGGCATCTCAGCTGACAGAAATCCGGAACTCTGAAGACCATTTTCGAATATTTTTGCGGCGGACTCCTCGACAGACATCGCGGCACCAATCACATCACGCCCGGTTTTTACCGGGATCATGCCACAGATACCATCCATCCCGAAACCACGTATATGCATCATCGATTTCAGAGGAATATCGCGCTTTGTTTGTGTCAGCGGGTCGGTATATTCATATTCCAGACGACCGCTTTTTCCGCGTCTTACCACCATATTCTGTGGTAAGAGCGGGTGCAAAGCGACCAGTTTTGATCCGATATACCGCTTCTCAATAAAGCTGTTACCCCGCAGGCAGATACTGGCGACCACCATCAGCATAAAACGGGATGGTGTCATCTCGGCGTTCGGCTGCTTACATAAAAGCCGGTATACCGGATGCTCTTTCGCCAGCGTCCGGGAGCCGTCACGCTGATTCTGATAGATTTTCAGCGGTAATGTTGAGATGGACTCACTGAGCAGGCGCACACAGGACCATACCGCAGACAGCTGCATGGCTTTATCTGCCGTCACTACCTTTCCGCTGCTGCTGGTACCGGCCCATTCCTGCCAGAACTCACCGGATGTCAGATGAACAGGCACACCCAGCCAGTTAAGCAGCGCACTGCGGATGCGGCCCGGTTGCTTATGTTGCTTCATTAAATACCTACCATAATTGGGTTTTCAAAGAATCCGGAGAGATCCTGCTTATCTTCCCCGCCATTTACCATCTGGCGTGATTTGGCCGTAAACAGCGCAACCGGTCCGTCAATTTTGTTTTCCGGTGTCGATTTATTCGGGAAGATGTTGTCGTTTTTGTCCGGTTTTACGGTCACGTTCGACATCATCCAGGACATCATCGGGTTGTGATCATGGTGAAATTTTCCGGAATAGACATCGGCCTGTACTGTTTTCATGGATTCGGACATGTTTTTTACCGTCTGCGCCACTTCCACCAGCGGGATACCCTCTTCCGCCAGGCGGCGGGAGAACTGCACCGCGCTCCACGGGTCAAACCCGAGTTCACGCAGATCATCACCTTCGCACCATGCCAGAATGTCGGCTTTGATGATGTCATGATCAATAACTTCGCCGTCCGTCAGTTCAAGATATCCGGCAGCCGCCCATTTCCGGTACAGATCGGCAATATGGTTCGGTGCGGTTTCTATCCGGCCTTCCGGCAGCCAGAATTTACACTTAACATGCACCTGTCCGCGCGGATCTTCATAAACCTTAATTGCCGCGGCCACGTCGATTTTATTTGCCAGGTCAACACCGATCCAGACAGGGTAGTTCTTCAGCTCATCATCTGGCGCATTTTCAGGACAGTTGTCCCACTTTCCTGAGTCCATCCAGATCGACTCCGCGTTAACCCACATATTGAGGTGTTTGGTCAGAAAGTTAGGCCGGGCGGCTACCTGCTCTTTGGCTTTTTTCGCCAGGCGGCGCATATCATCAAAGCGTTTACAGACACCCAGACCTGGGTTGGCTTTTATCCAGACAGATTCATCGAACGGGTCATCACCTTCGTCCAGCGTGTAAATTGCCGCGAAAAAGGTGTCATCCTCCACCACACCCCGCAGCACCTTGATGGCGTAATCCCGCAGTTCGTAGCAAATGCCTTCGCGGTTAAACCCCGCCGTGGTGATCGCAAACAGCAGTGATTGCAGACGGGCACCGGTCGCAGTTTCCAGCACATCCCACACATCACGGGTTTTGTGGGCGTGAAGTTCGTCCACAATGCCGCAGTGAATATTCAGGCCGTCGAGGTTGTTTGCGTCACTGGAAAGCGGCTCGAACTTGGATGCGGATCGCTCCTGGTAAATCGCCAGTTTATTAAATTCAAACAGGCGACCGAGTGAACTTTTGGCCTTTTTAATCATGTTTTTTGCATCTTCAAACACGATACGGGCCTGGTCACGGGTTGTGGCCGCAGAGTAAACCTCGGCGCCACCCTCACCGTCAGCACCGGTCATATACAGACCGATGCCGGATGAAAGGGTGGATTTGGCGTTTTTACGCGCCACTTCGTCATAGGCTGTCCGGAAACGGCGAACCAGTACCGGATCGCCGTCATCGTCGTACTGAGCCTCACCGCTGAGTTCATCAACCAGCGGGATCACGAAACCAAAGATATTAATCAGAATAAAGGTATGCCACGGCATCAGCTCTATCGGCTTACCTGCCAGTGCCCCTTTGACGTGCGGAACAAACTGGTAAAAATCCAGAATATGCTGGGCGCGTTCTTCAATGAAAAAGATGTCGCGCTCAGGGCCACGCTCTAAATCATCAAGAAACCGCTGACACGCCAGGTGTATCAGCTCGCCCGTAACTATTTCTCCGGCAACCACCTGTTCGGCGTACCGGATCCCATCTGCTACGGTTGCCATTCATCATTTGCGCTTTTTCATAAATGCCTCGAAAGGGTCTTCTTCGGCTGGTGTGTTAATCGTTACCTTCGAGCGGGACGCCGGGGTCATACCAAATTCACCCAGCATTGCCCGGATCCGTTTCCAGGCATCGGCTTTCATTGCCGCCACCGGGTGTGCTTTTATCAGTGTGCCGCCTTCGCTTTCTGTGGTGTAGGTATAGCCTTGTTCATCCAGCGTATCGCAGTGCTGCCGGTATTCGGTATATGCCTCGATCAGCAGCTCCAGCGCTTTGGCATCCATCGAACTCATCACGCCCATGGCATCGAGTTCTTCCCCGATCCGCTTAAACCAGTATTTCCCCTGCTTGGTAAAGTGCTTCGGAGTTGGGGGTACCCCTGACGGCGGTTTCGGTTCTTTTTTATTGATCGGGCGTTTTGATGGGTTACCCCTGACCAAACGCAGGTGTGACGGGGTTTTCGGTGGTCCCGACATAATCGTTTTCTCCTATTGATTCCCATCCGGGGATCCCGGAAAAAAGTTTTCTAACCTGCGGCGATCTGAAAAGAGGTAAGGCGGCGGTCCCGGATAGGTAAAGCTGCAGAGATTTGACCTCCCCCTCCCTTGTACGCTATAGCGCGTCAGCCGCGATTACGCTCTGTCGCCGTCTTCCGGTAGTGACATGGCCAGCACAGGCTTTGCAGATTGCTTTCCGCATCGGTTCCCCCATGAGCCTTGGGTGTGATGTGGTCGACTGTCTTCGCCTCGGTTGCCCGTCCTTCACGCTGGCACTGCTGGCACAGATGCTTATCCCGGCTCAGGACTGCGGTGCGCAACCGGTCCCACTTAGTACCGTATCCACGCTCGTGTCGGCTCTTGCCCTGCTGGTGGTTTTCCCAGCCTGTATTGCGATGTTCTTCGCAGTATCCGCTGCGGTCGGTAGTTGTCTTTGGGCAGCCACGTTTGCGACAGGCGCGTGGTATACGTGGTGGCATAGATTTCCCCAATAAAAAACCCGCCTGAGCGGGTTATGTATTTGTTACGGTCTTTGCCAGGTAGCTCTGTGTTTTTTGCATTCCCGCATTACGGTGCTGATACTTCTCCCCGGCGGAGATTCCATTGCTACAGTCTGCTGGAATGATCCTCTCTTTGGCGGATCAAGGTACTCAAATGTTAGCTCTCCGACTTTAGCCCACAGATAACACTCTATTCCGCCAACTACTGACTTAATTTCCGCTGATACGATCGCTATTGTTACATCGCCACCGTGCTCCCCCATGATTTCATATTTCAAAAAATCATTGTCGCCATTGTCTATGTATATAGTTTTAAGCACATTATGCAGAATCATACAATTCCTCACCGTTGTGGCATGTACCCCGATACTACATGATGGCGGCAGACTTGCATAAACCTCTATCAACGCCACTCGTAAACGACGTATGCGGAGTTTTATAAAATACAGGCAATAAATAGACCGCAGGGCGGTCTATTGAAGTGTTGCTGTATAATTATGTAGTTAGTCAGCAGGATAAATAATTTGCATATGCATCCCTGATTTGCCGAAAACCTGAATACAGCGAGCCTCGAAATCCTTATAATCAAGTGTTGTTGATTAGTACGCGAAGTTGCCTGTATATTGAACATCGTAGTTAGAGTAAATATTCTTCTTCAATTGCCTTACCGCCCTGTTTTACAGGGCTTTTTTTTGATTTTTTAATCGCATTGAAATTACGGAAGTTCTGAGGGTATACTCAGTACGAAAATAACAATAACTACTTCTCTAATATTCCATATGCGCCCCTTTATTCTGGGGCTTTTTTTTGCCTCTCCGCTTCAATCTCCCGTATTGCCCGTTTATCGTGATTGCAGTTGGCAATGTATTTCATAGCATCAGCCAGCAGCTCTACGGCACCACCGAACGTCAGATCATCCGGTATCTCTACCTGCTCACAATCAGCGGTCAGTTGCGGCGGAAGCGGCACCACCGGCGCGGGTATTAATTCCGGCCGCGTATCTGCGCAACTCACTGACAGCATCAGCGGGAACAGGAGCAGCAGTGCATTCACTGTCTTTGAAAACAGTTTTGATAACAGTCTTAACTTTGACATGCTCTGTGTCCTCGGCCCGTTTGGCTTTGATGTTGTCGAGTGCTGCGCGGTGTCTGATGGCAACAGCTGAAAGCGTAATGGTGTTTATCGTCTGCTGTGCTGACAACTGTCCGGACAACGTTGTGTTATTCACCTTCAGTTGCTGGTTATCCCGGTAAGTGCCATATACCCACCATGCAGCAGCAATAAACAACGCAGCAATTACCGCTTCTTTCCAGTTCATGGCGCTTCACACTCACAATGGATCATGCCGTCCAGCGAGTTACCCGGCATCGGCTTACAGTGATTCGGGAGTGAATACAGATAGCAAACCGACAGCAGAGCAGTAGTCAGCAGGATGATAGCAATGATGATCAGCGTTAAAGGGTTCCGTGACATATCGCTTTCTCCGTTTCGCGCCGATTAATCAAACCCTGCCACTGCTTACCACCGGAAAACGTCCAGCGCTTCATTTCGTCACAGGCACCGGCGATATCACCGGCATTGAGCTTCCTCAGCATCGTCGAACGCGAGAACGCGCCGGGGCCGACATTGTAAACAAATGAATAGATGGCCGCCCGGGTATTGTCATCAATCGGCACTTTGATCATAGGATCAACCGCGCGCCGGACTTTCGTCAGGTCGTCGTGCAACAAGGCCTTGCATTCAGCGTCCGTGTACAGCTTGCCGGGCTGAATATCACTGCCGGTATGGCCATAACATACGGTGAGCACTCCGGCCACATCACGATAAGGCGTATACTCAACACCTTCATATACGGGGATCAGCACCAGCGCACCGGCAATTGCCCCGGCAGTACAAGCAGCCATTACCTTTTTAACCAATAGCTTATTCATGGTGTTCTCCGGCTTTCAGCTGAAATTCCTTCCGTTTGTAATACCAGTTAACCAGGAACGTACCGACGGTACAGATGATCCCGGCAACAATAGCCCACTGATCCAGAGATAAAATGCCAAAGGCAGAGGTTATAAGCCCCCAGGCGTATGCTGTAGGGCTGGAATATTTGTCAGACATGCGCATATCCACCCCCTGCGGAGTGTTCCGTATGTTGAGTGATAGGGAAATCCCGCAACCGGGTTATATGTTTTAAACAGGTTAAAGTGAGGTGGCTGCGGCATTATTCGGAATCCCACCAGCGGCGGGAAAGCAATAAGAAGAGCACTGAGACCGAATACGGATTAGGTAATGAGCCTGTCGTATTCCAATGCTCTTATTGTTGCTTGCAATAAAAAAGGCCGCACATGGCGACCTTTGTAATACGTTTTTTTTAATTCACACAATAAATATCTGATAGATAAGTCGAGAAAAGATATGTTCACATGCTTAATCGTTTTTCAAACTTATCACGGATAAATACGTATTTTCAGGCTATAATGATAAGGTAACAAAAACCTGAATTTATATGAAAATAATATCGTTTATTATTTATGCCGGTTATTCCCAAACCGGCTTTTTTTGTGCCTGAAAAGAGAGGCTGATTTAGTTCAGCCGGACTACCCTGCGCTACCAGAGCCTCATAGCAAGAATAGCCGAATATATGAACCGCTCTCAAACACCAGAGTATTATTTTTAATATCACAACCCATAACGCAATCTTAATGATTGAGGGTAAGGGTTAAAATACTTTTGGTTATTCAGGTAGTTATCAGGGTACTCAGATAAATAGTGCGTTATTAATGTCAATGGTGCCAATAAAGGCTGTATTCCCTGGCGATATTCTAAAATTAATTTACTTAATGCCTGTCTTTGGTTTGATGTTAAATAGCGTTTAAAATAACCTTGGATATGCATAAGCACATTAGTGTGATTGCGTCGTGTTGCTTGATTTTGCAATAGTTTCATGAATTTATTTCGATACTCTATAAAAAATGATTCTATTGAATTCCATTCTTTGTTATTAGCAACGAGACGGCCTAATTCTCTATAAAGAGGCTGAGAGTGTGCCAGTAAAAGGAGTTTGTATCGGGCATGAAAATCCATTAATGAACGACGATTTAATGATTTTTGCTTTAGTTCATTCAGTTCATGAAGAGCAAACACCCGTATAATAAAATTTTCCCGAATATGAGGGTCACTTAACCTGCCATCTTCCTCAACCGGCAACCACGGCATCGCTTTTAGTAATTGCTCAGTAAAAAGGCCGATTCCAGACTTTTTATTGCCATTACCTACAGAATCATATACCCGAACTCTTTCCAAGCCACAACTAGGTGAGTTTTTACAAACAATATAACCGGATAAATTAATAGTTTTGCTCAGATATTCAGTAGAGAAACCCACCATTTTTTGAGTTAAATCACCTTCCCGTCCATCACTGAATTTGAGTATAACGTTCTTTTCTTCAGACTTAACCAACCTCAATGCAGGTCTGGGTGCAGGCAAACCAATCGCCATCTCAGGGCATGCTGATTGGTATTCGAAATAATCTGATAACTCATCAACTGCAAAGTGAAATCGCTTATGTCCACCATCAAATCTAACACTATCACCCAATAAGCAAGCACTAATACCTACAGGGATTTTTTTATCAAAAGTATTATTCATGTAATCAGATGTAGGTAAAAAATTCATTTTTATCACCTTATACGAAATCAATTATAAAACAACGTTGATATATAGTAATTGAACTCATATTAGTAATATTACAATTTATTTGCCAGTTTTATATATAACTACTCTACACTCTATAAACCAGATAAAAGCCCCATCGAAGTGAGGCCTGCGCTGCTAGCCTGATACTCTAATCCACGTTTAATCACCATGTAGCAGCGCAATCTAGATATAGCGTTATCATCTGAAATTATCAAGACAAGCCAATAAAAAACGTAAGCGTGAAACAATATAGGTATCACTCTGATATCTTATCGGGGATGTCAGTCGGCCTTTAAGGTAACAATTAAGCCCGCGGCATCTAAGCAGCCGTCAGCCCAGCATTCATTCACAATGAAAACCCAGCTCGCTTTAAATACCACCGTGTGCAAGGCGTAAGCTTGTAAATGAAATTTACATTTTAAATCAATCAGTAATCAATGATGTAGTATTTTTGAGAGAGTACAACAGGTACAAAAGCGCCTCTGTGTAGTGTCGAGCTACAGAGGGGCATAACAAACATACAGTGTGTTACAGGCATAAAAAAACCCCGCGATTGCGAGGTTTAGAATTTGTGTAGTGCGGATATGTATACAATTCCCATTATTGGGAGATAATAAGGCACTTTCGGACAACATGGAATTATGCACAACATTACCTCATTTATCTGGCAGGAATGGTATATTACATATGTTTATTATTCGATTTTGGGGCATATATGAATCTGACAAGAGAAATATGGTATTTTTTCAGCCTGTATCAATCACGTAAAGTACGATTGTTGCATTGTGCAGTCCTGATTTTTGTTTTGGCGCAAATCATTATCAGTAATTGGATGAAAGGCACAAAATCCCCTGTTATACCTCCGCTGGATTGGACTTATTTTTTCACATGGGCTCATATCACTATTGGTTTTTGCTTATTTTTCATTACATTACTCTTAATTATTGTATGCCTCCATGAAAGGGGAATGCGGTATTTTTATCCCTATCTTTGGGGAGATATTGTCCCATTGAAAAATGATATAAAACAACTGATGAAGCTAAAGCTACCAGACAGCGCTCCAAGGGGGTTGGCCGCCGTAGTTCAGGGATTGGGACTCGGGGCATTATCGATAGTCATCATATCAGGAATAATATGGTTTTTTTTATGGTTACAGCATTCACCATCAGCATTAGAGGCGAGAAACATCCATAAATCATTAACCGTGCTAATAGAAATATATATCTATGGACATGGTGGATTTGGACTTATCCATTTTTTTCTATGGTACAAAAAATCAAAAAATAATCATCAGTAATCCCTCTGAAACCAAACGGGCAGTTTGCCAAAAAAACTGTCCGTAATAAACAGCCAGTTAAATGTCATAATGTTACATATCAAAACAACAATTTTACTCAATATGGTACTTGCCAACCAAACCATCATAAAACGGCTTCCAGTTACTGCGCCAAGTCCACTTATATTTGGTATCAGATGTTTTATCGCCTGATAATCCACCGACAACGACTCTCATTTCTCCCCATGACCTGAGCATTTCTGACAGCTCTTAAATACCAGTGCCCTCTAATTCATTCGGTTCGCCATAATAACTTCCCCCCCTTTGCAGCGGCACGCGCCGACAGGTCAGCCCTTTTCCACCGCAGTACTGGTGCTGACAGACTGACCCCACTAACGGGTGTAATCCTTAAATGCCATTGTGATCAGAATTTTAATATATTGAGTACTACGAACCAAAACTCAATAGCATGGTAATCAGGTGTTCGGAATAACCAAACATGTAAACTATCTGTAAATTCCGGAGAGTTGAATCTGTGAGTTATCGTTACAAATTAGAGATATAAAAAAGCCCCACCGAAGTGAGGCTCATAATTCTTCAGTCAACACCGTAAGAAAATCACTTAAACCCATTCACCATTGCAAAAACAACTAAAAGCAGCAGTACGACAATAAAAAGGTTTTTAGTAAACATAAGAGCATAACTGAAAATAGTTTTTCTATTCACAGGTATTTCCTTAGGAAAATATTCCAGTTGGATACCACATTTATTTTAAGTAATAACCCGCACTTGCAAGATTTACTATTAATAGCAATGAGGTAAGGCGATCCTGGTATTATAGCTCTTTCTCAAAAAACAGACTGCTTATTGTACCAGATAACAAAAAACCCCGACATTGCGAGGTTTAAAATAATTGACTATTTAATGCTTAGTTGGTTTTTGCTTTCATCACACTTTTGCAAAAAATACATCTTGCTCCATGCGGGTTACTTAATGAAATATCAAATTGTGATGTTCGGTATTGTGAACCGCTACAGCATGGGCATTTAAAATAGAAAGCAATGATTATATTGTCTTTAAAGCGCCACCACATTACCAGCGGCAGGACCTTTCATTCCGTTTTCCATGGTAAATGATACCTCCTGACCTTCGATTAAGGATTTGAAGTTATCACTCTGAATTGCAGAAAAATGAACAAAAACATCCTTACTACCATCTTTAGGAGTAATGAAGCCAAAACCTTTATCATCGTTAAACCATTTTACTGAACCAGTCATTGTATTAGACATAGAATTTCCTTTAATTTTTTTGATTGCCATAAGGCATATGAGGTTTGTTTTTTATTTTTACTTATGGGAATTAATTAGAAGGAATTCGCAATGAAGTGGTATCGAGGATAACGCTAAATGGTGAACGACTTTAAACTGACTAGCATAAATAGGCCTGTACTTCCAAACCAGTGAGATCATTAAGCCACAGATGTTCACATATAGCAAATTTTATTATTTTCCCTCTCTGACGTTACGTATCACCACACATGCAAGCATAACCGATTTCAACGACAGGCCTTATTTGTTTACAGGCAATAAAAAGCCCCACCGAAGTGAGGCCTGCACCACTGCCCCCCTTCCCCCCACGGAAAATGGTTATCAGTGGTACTTTATATATATGGGGGTTGGCTTTTGAATTTCAAGTGGTAACTCAGGCAATAAAAAACCCCGCGATCGCGAGGTTTATATACAATTATGACAACGTATCAAATTACCATCAAATATGGCCTAATTTATCTACTTTTGCAAGTTTTTGCTGTATTTTTGCGCCATATTTCCACTCTGTTGTTTCTCATTTTTCGCAATGAGCTGTAGTCCAATGTTTCACAAATCAGCAGCAGCTCCTGCCAGTGATTTTTGTAGTTATTATTCCAGTTTTTTGCAGTTACACCCACCAGCTCGGCCAGTTCGGATTGATAGTAATACCCGTCTTTGTTCAGGGTGTAGTCCTGCACTGCCAGCCATACCAGCGCCCTGAGTCGCTCTTTTACTTTCTTCGACACCCGTCGGCCTTTAATCCGTTCCTGCATTTCGCTCCATACATAGGCGGTGATAGCCGTCTGGTGTGAGAACTTCAATTCTTTACCATAGCAATACAGCAGCCAGGACTGCTCCTCCTCATCCAGTTCCATAATTGCCCGCCGCCAGGAACAGTTCTGATAGTCCACCCGGTCAATAGGTGGCATCGGTAGCACGGAATAGTGTGTTGACCAACAAGATACCGCCTCAGTCTCCCGGCTTACCTTTCTGCCGTTCACGGTAATATCGCGGGGCTTTCTTCGTGGGTAGCGCGTTGTGTTTCCCAATACAAATCCCTCAAATGCTTCAAGCTGGCCTTTGGTTCTGCTGCTGTGGTCAGTCATTGCGATAGTCGCCATATCCCGCAGGTACTGCAAATCGTGCTCAATCATCGTTTATCTCTCCGCGCTCCGTACAGCGCATTAACCAAAAACGCCGATCCCGTATGACCGGTTCATAAACTTAAATAACAACTCCAACTGGCTGCCGTGCTTCTGCTCCCATGCTGCGGGGTCCCGGTGTAATTCGTCATGGTGAATACGGCACAGCGGGATGGTAAAAATGTCGTGTGCCTTTGTACCGGTACCGCCGGTGCCGTGACCAATGATGTGATGCGGGTCGTCCGCCTGCTGGCCGCACACACAACACGGCTGGCTTTTCACCCATTGCAGGTACTTCGGGCACTCCCAGCGTTTTAACTTCGGGATTTTCATAAAACTGGCTGGTGGCTCCGGCTCTATCTCCGGAATAACCACCGGCTTTATCTGCTCAACAATGCCCTGAACAATCTGACTGTGTGAACGCGCCCGGTGAACAATGGAATGTTCCGTCATGGTGCCGCTTATCTCTTCTTCCGGTGGCTGCATCAGGATGTATGAACAGATAAAGGGCGGAAGATGATCACTGACACGGCGCATTACCGACCAGGTGAACAAATCGGAGGGATTCAGAAAGTGGCCGGCCGGCAGCCGAAGATCGGTAAAAATACTTCTCGCCACAAATGCCCGTTGGTTGCATAACAGAATTTCATCCGCCTGCTGCTGGTGGACATTACCCGCCCGCAAGATGTTGTCATGGTGCCAGCACGTCCGGATGAATCCGTCCTTGCGCCGGGTCATGGTCAGTTCGTGGTGGTGATAAGGGTTTTCCGGATCGTTAATCTGGCAGTGCCCCACCGATTTAACGTAATGCCGGGAACCGGACAGTCCGCCGGCCGCTTTTATCACAGCAGGATTATCCAGGAAACGCAGCACCCGCTCATCTGTCAGCAGCGGCTGTGCATCTGCCAGTACCAATCCGGATGGAATACCATTCATTGAGTGCGGTGCCACGCTCACCACATAGCGGGCGCCATTCCGGAAATTGCCTATCTCCGCCCCCGGATAAAATATCAGTATACGGGCATCCTTCTGAACAAAGCCGGTCAACAGGTAATTCATCAGATAACGTCCTTCCCCTGATATGCTTTCACTGCTTCACGCAAGCGCTGATACCGGTTGTGGAATGTGAACGCATCCGCAATATGCAGCCAGCCGCGGCGCTGAATGTGCTTTTCAAAAAAGCGATCATCTGACCAGGCGCGATTCAGGTCGCGCAGTACCCACCACCGGATAAACCGGTGCAGAACCACCATCACAGGAACCACACTCACACCGTAAATTTCTTTGCTTTCTGAATGCATGATCATGCTGCCTCCTGTTCTTTTATGGCCTGCTCTGTGGCCTGTTTCCAGATATCAATCCACGTCTTGCGGCCCATAAACTCGGTTTGCGTCCGGATACCGGTTTTCCCGGCCATTTCCAGCGCGATTTCCTCGGTGCGGTTACGTGGTTTTGAACGGGAGCCGATCAGACGGGTGAATGCCTCGTCACGCTCTACTGAGTTAGTGCTGTTTCCTGCAGCTCTGCGTTTGAAGTTGGCAGCCTGTCCAAGCCAGTAGCTGAATGCGCGGTGCCAGTCGGTGTATTTCGTACCCTTGCTGGCGTGGTAGTCGCTGAACTTCTGAAACTCGTCCTGAACATCCAGTCCGGATGCCTCAGCTTTTGCAGCATGATCACAACCCGGTTCAAACCTTTCCGGCATTGCGGTTTTGACGTTAGTTTTTTCATCGCGGGAGATAATATTTTTATTATCTGGATCTATGACTGGATCATTACTGATTCTGGGTGCAGCTCCTGCACCACTATCGGAACCAGTTGCACCACCTGGTGAATCTCCTGCACCAGTCCCGGAACCATTTGCACCACTTACCCCCGCAGGATTTGCACCATATGGTGCAGGAGATTCACCACTCACGGCGGCAGCATTCAGGCGCAGATGATAGATATTTGACTGATTCAGACCGTTGGCCGATTTGCGGGATTCGATACGAACCAGCCCCATTTCCACCAGGGCATTAATGTGGTTCTGTACTGAGCGCTCTGACATTTCGCACTGCTCAGCAATGTACGGCACAGACGGCCACGATTCGCCCTGGTCGTTGGCGTTATCCGCCAGTTTGACCAGAACCAGTTTGCGCAGCGCGTTGCCGGTTTTTATCTGCAAAGCCCGTGCGGTTAAAATCATGCTCATGGTTTCACCTCATCCACGCGTGTATACCGCTCCTGAAAGGTTTTCAGAGGTTCAAAGCACGGATGTTCATAGCCGTCACGCATGAAAATCACCCGGCTGTTTTGCCGGTCAAACCGGATAACGTGAACTTTCCGCCCGCGGCTGTCGGTGTAATACCGATCAAGATTGTCAGCTGTTTCTTTAGGCATCCTGTCCTCCGCTGCAGTAATAGTATTTTGACCAGTATTCTTTCAGCTCTGCCCGCTCTACCATTTCCGGTGCTTCCCGGTAGTTGTCCGCTATGCCACCAGCAGGTATGCTTTCAACATAACGAAATGGTTCATTACCAATAACGAGGCATTTAAATTGCTTTTCTGGTTCTGAATGAGTTAATCTGCTCATGCGTTTATCTCTTCACACAATTGATATAGCGCGACCGAAGCCGGAGGCCGTATACCTTCGGCTTCACCCTTTCTGGTTACCTGAATCATTTCCCACCCCGTAGACCGCTTTCAGTGATGCGACAAAACCCAGCGCATAGGCGAATACCTTGTTCATTTTTTTATAGATGGCCGTCATTTCTTCCGCGGTCAGTACATCGTCTTCAAGGCTTTTCTGGATAAGTGATGCAAGTTGTCCCTGGTGGGAGCTCAGGTTTGTCTGTATTTTGAATAATTCCACTTCGTCGATATTTTCGGGTTCTATCGCTTCCATCGGTGTAATACCGTGCCGGTCCATGTGGTATTCGACCAAGTGACGGGTTTTAGTCAGATCTTCCATCGCTTCCAGCTCGTCATTGTCGAAAAACCGGCAGCCGTTCTTCTCGTACAGATTGTTGTTGAATGTCGTCAGTGACATCCCCAGCGCACCGGCCAGCGCTTCCCGTCCCCCCGGCATGGCACAGCACATCTTTTTTACTACTTCTTTCAGTGATTCGTTTTTCATTGCCTACTCGCTTTCAGGTTGGGTTGTAGTTACATCTGACTGCTGCGCTATATATGCTTGGTTACTTAATGGAGTGTTCGCTTTCATTAAGTCTGTTAAGTCAGGACGGATCTCGGCGGGAGTGACTTGATTATTTGTTGCGCCGGTAATCAACATGACGAACTTCGCATCGATACCACCGCCATGAAGCCACCGCCAAACCGTTGGTTGGCTGACACCGCAGAGCGTGGCTAATTTTTGCTGCCCGCCTACAATCTTGATCGCTTTTTTAATAGCTTCGTTTTTCATGTTTAACCTCATTCGTATAATCACAGAGAGATAATAGCAATGAGTATTAATTTATTCAATAGCAATACGTGTTTGCATTTTAATACTCATGGCTATAAATTCGCGTACATGAAAAGCACACTTGCAGAGCGCCTCAAAGAGGCAATGAAGATTCGTGGCGATATGACTCAGGCATCACTAGCTGAGGCATCTGGCGTTGCTCAACCAACGATCTGGCGATTAGTAAACGGGAAAGCCAAAGGCTCTGTTAAGTTGGTGGATATAGCAAATGCTCTTGCTGTGAATATTGACTGGCTTGCAAATGGTAATGGTGAGATGGATAGCCCTAACAAAGAGCTTCCATACCAGATAGATAAATCACTGAACATTGCTGTCTGGAATGAAAATGGCCAGACTGAAGAATTCGTAATTTCTCCGCTTGGTAAACCACTTCCGTCATACCGGGCATACATCATAAGCCGCAATACTGGCTGTGCAGATGTTACTTCCGGAAGTATAGCCATAACTGATTATGGAATTTCTCCTGGGACAGGCGATCTGGTGATAGCCAAGGTAGGCGGGAATATTTCTGCCTATAAGTTTCTTGATGGTGGTGAACATGGCTTCCTTTCCGTTGATGATTCCCGTGTCCCACTGATAGCGCTTTCTGATGCCGAATTACTCGGTGTCATCGTATTTTTAATCCGGGATTTCAGAAGGTAATCGGAAGTTTTTTTGTCATCTATCAGAACCTCATTGTACCTTCCAACTCCGCACCTTATTAAAACCATCACCATTGTCCCATTCCTCTCGAATATAACACCGGATCTATTTAACTGTACAAATATACAGTGTATTTAGATATACTTTAAACATCTGGTGTTATATTGCAAGAAAATTCCCTTCCCTTACGGAATAGCATTGCGTATTGCGCGCATCGCCGTTTAAATTTTTCATATCAAATTCAATGTGATATGAAATCAAACACACAAACACAAAAATACCAATTGCTATATTAAATACTCATTGCTATATTTAGATCAGCAACGCAGTAACGGCTGCGGACCTGAATAACGGTGTGAAGAGTATCAATTAGTGTGGGGAGATAGACGCTACTTAGGCAAATCACCGGCCAGCCAGGCAAAAACAGATTCTGTCCGGGAAAGTTTAGTTTCATCGACAAGATCAAGTTTAATGGATGCCCTTTTATATGCAGGATTTTCCAAAAAACCAAATACAGGAGAGTCAGTTTTAAGCAGAGCATCAAGTTGGCTATGCAGTTCATCATCAGTAAGGCGTGGCTCGTGATGCATGAGAGATAAATACTTTTTAGCCCGCTCATCAGAAACAGATGATTGCTTACCAAACTGATAGAAAAACTGAATTGCAGAGAGGATAGATACAACAGAACCGACAAAAATAACGTTGAGTAATGATGCAAGGACGGAGCCGCCGAGAACAAACAACACAATTGAGATCAGCTTATCAATACGGCCAGAAATCCTGCCCTGCATTTCATTGAGGTAGTAGGAATACGTGATGGTAAAAATCATATCTGAGCGGCTCATTATAGTACCTCGTTATTTTTGCGGTGGCTTTGGCACCGGGGCGGGCCTCCTTGGAACTTGGCCATCAACCTTTTGTGCCGGTGCTGGTTTTTTTGGTGTCTGCCTTTCTTCGTACTTTGTCATTGTAATATCCATTCGTTTGCTGGGGTGGCTAAAGAATACACGATTTCTGTTTGTTGGGGAACGACGGAAACCACCGCTGCCCGAGGTGGTTAAACAAGCGGGCACGAATAATGTGAAAGAGAAGATGACCAGGTAACAATAACCATGCAATACCATTAGCGGCCGTGCATACCACGGTACATTCCACCAGCCGGCCGCCCTTTTTTACAAACATAAGTCCACCGGCATAAATCGTCCTGCCGGATAGATACCTTGCCCTGCCGCTGGTGGACTTATTTTTGTGAATAATAAAAAAGAAATAACCATTATTCCGATACCAGGGAATTAATTACTTATAAAAAGTAACGGCTTTTTATTATCTAAATTGTGTGGAGAGAAAACTATGTCAAGAATGGTAGATCTTGAAGCGTGGGCAGAACATGAGTTTGGTGATGAGGCTCCGAGCAGGCGGACATTATATAAATATGCGAAATCACACATGATGGTACCACCAGCTTTAAAAGTCGGTAAAAAATGGATGGTAGATCGTGACGCACGTTATGTCGGAATTATTTCAAAACCTCAATTACCGGGCAATTCTGGCGATATGTTAAGAAGGATTTTGTCTGATGGCTGCGAGACCACGCTCTCATAATATTATTGTCCCTAATTTGTACTGCAAACTTGATAAGCGAAACGACAAGACATACTGGCAGTACAAACATCCGTTGACAGGCAAATTCCACAGCCTGGGTACCGATGAGAAAGAAGCAAAGGAAGTCGCTATCCAAGCAAATATGATAATTGCTGAACAACAAACAAAACAAATACTGAGTATCAATGATCGCCTGTCAGGAATTAAAAACGCCAGACACGGGATCAGTGTCAGCGTGTGGCTTGATAAATATCTGGAAATTCAGAATGAACGAGTACGTGAAGGTGAACTAAAACCTAACTCACTGAAGCAGAAAAATAAACCGGTAAATTTATTCCGGGAACACTGTGGCATGCTGAAACTTAAAGATATTACCGCACTGGAAATAGCTGAAATAACCGATCAGGTTAAAGCGGCCGGCCATAACCGAATGGCTCAGGTTGTCAGAATGGTGCTGATCGACGTATTCAAAGAAGCCCAGCATGCCGGTCACGTACCTCCGGGATATAACCCGGCGCAGGCAACCAAACAGCCACGAAACAGAATAAAGCGCGAACGGCTTTCACTGGAAGAATGGCAGGCGATATTCAGCCAGGCGGAGAATTACCCCCACTATCTGAGATGCGGAATGCTGTTGGCTGTCGTAACAGGACAACGTCTGGGAGATATTTCTGATATGAAGTTTTCGGATGTATGGGACGACATGCTACACATCGAACAGGAAAAGACTGGCGTAAAATTGGCTATTCCTCTCTCACTGAGATGCCAGGCGATAGGTATGTCATTACGCGAAGTTATTACTTTCTGCCGGGATCGTGTTGTCAGTAAATATTTGGTTCATTATCAGCACACCACATCACAGGCACAAAAAGGGGAAAAAGTAACAGCCAATACGCTGACTACAACTTTCCGGAAAGCCAGGGATAAATGCGGGATTAAATGGGATGAAGGAGCAGCACCGACATTTCATGAAATGCGGTCATTATCGGAGCGTTTGTACCGGCAACAGGGAATTAACACCAAAAATCTGTTGGGCCATAAAAATCAGCAACAAACCGATAAATACCATGACGATCGTGGCAAAGATTGGATAAGAGTGTTGATATAA